AGATCAAAAAGTTTCATCTTTGCTCGATCTACGCCAATCAGAAATCTTTTGTGCATCGATGGGTCATTGTAACGATTCTTCAGTTGCTTGACCATAATCTGCCCCATCTTTTCTAACTCTTCTGTACTAATCAGAGCAAACATGAAGTCAGCAGTTGCAGGTAATCCGAAAGATTCTGATGTATCCGTTAGTTCAACATCTGTATTTCCATATCCTCCTCGAGTGGTTTGTGTTGCAGACACGATAGGAAGATTGTATTCAACAGCGAGTCCTCGAAGTTCCTCGGCAATTGACTTCACCATCATGTAACTGTTAACATTTGAGCTGGGTTTGAATCGTGCACTCGAACAGATATTCAAATAGTCAATAAAAATAATTTCTGGCTTAAAGTTTCGCTTCAGAGATAGTTCATTTAGCAATGCTTTAAAGTGTCCCACATGTGCTGATGCAGTAGGATACTCTTTAATAATCAATCGACCTTGTGTCTTATCAGTGATCTTCTTCACACGATTTTCAAAGATAGTTTTAGGAATGTCTTTTAGTTGGTCGATAGGTGTGTCCATGAGATTGGCATCAATTCGTTCCGCGATTCTTTCTTCTGCCATCTCGAGCGTAATATACAAAACATTTTTATTTTGTTTTAGACATGATGCTGCAACATGACACATGAACAACGACTTACCTACACCCGTACCTGCCAAGGCAATATTCAATGTCTTTCGAGGCAATCCATCTTTAGTAATTGCATTAAAGTATGCAAGGTCAAAAGGAATACGATCTTCTATACGATTATAAAAGTCATATCGTTCAAGTGCATCATCAATATAGTCATGCCCAATAGAAGTATCGAAACAAACTCCAAGTGCCTCTTGTAACAGAGAAGGAATACCATCTTTTGAATGAACCTTGTCTCGACCATCAAGAATACTGATTGAAGAAACGATTGCATTGTATACTGCGCGATCTTTACAATACTTCTCCGTCTCGTTAATTGCCCACTCAAGATTAGTTTCTTCTTTTTCAAAATCATTAACCGCATTCATAACATCGCTGAACATGTCCTCGGGAATGTTCTTGTCATTATGAAAAGCTATCTCAAGTGCATCCTTAGAAGGTAATGAATTATACTTATTGATGAAGTCGGATATGTGTCTGAAAATTATTTTTGTATTGTGCTCCTGAAAATATTCTTCTTTGAGAAAAGGGAATACCTTCCTCATGTAATCTTCATTGTATATAAGATTAGATAGAATAGTTTGTTCAATTGCCATTATCTTCCTTATAAATTTCTATTGCTTTTGCGATAATATCACTGATGACCAATTGCATTATATCAACAAACTCAGCAGAATCATAGTCCTCCTTAACTAATCCATCAGGAATGTTTATGGAGTGGTAGTCAACCTTTAGTGAACCATCTTCAACCTCATCAAATTCCACACTTTCAATTTGAATAACAGAATCTTTGAACTTTCCCTCAACAATCTCAATACCCCAGTGTGCGTTGTCTACTGCCCATGGTCTGTAAATTTCATTAAGCTGCATCGTATTGCTCCTCAATGTCATGGGTACTCATGTCTGCCATAATGCTATTTGAAGATACTTTGTACTTACTTTCAATGAAGTCATTAAACTCTTTGCTGGTAAGAATAGGTAGCCAAAATTCTTTGTTTTGTGTATCTGCAAGTCGATATTTCTTTTCTTCACCTGCGCGTGAATACCATCCGTTGCTAGGTTTGACCACATGCCCACTTTCTAATGCAATATCAAGAAGTCCCGACCATTTACTAATACCACCCTCAAAGGAAACTTCTACTGACAATTTTGATTTCTCACGCACATAGCGCGACTTCTCTACATTGATAATAAAGTTGTAACCAGTTAGATCAGTTCCATCTTTCTCTTGTTGACGACCAATGATGTAGATATTGTCTGCAGAATAGTAAACACCTGTACCTCCCGATACTACATCCTTAGGATACAATCCAATCTCTTTGTAGGTATGATTTACAACGACCATAGGAATGTCTTTGATAGTCAAATGAGGCGTGACCATTCTGAATAATGACTTCATCTGCTTTGCACGACTCATGTCTGCAACCGACTTACCTTCAATGGCATCCTCAACTTCTTTCTTCGAAGCGAGATTACCAACCGAGTCAACTATAACAATTAAATGGTCACCTCGTTCAACATTATTAAGTTGTGACATTGCATCATGTTTCAGTTGTTCAATGTCTGTGATAGGGGTATGAATCACCCTCTTTGTGTCGATATTGAATGAGTCAAAATATGATTGAGGTGATCCAAACTCTGAGTCATAAAAGAGAACAATTGCATCATCATACTTATCAAGATATGACTTTGCTAGCATCAGCGCAAAAGCTGTTTTAAAGTGTTTTGAAGGACCTGCGAAAACGGTTAGACCTGGAGTCAATCCTCCAGATAAGCTACCTGAAAGAGCAACATTTAAAATGGGAACAGGCGTCTGAATCATATCTTTCTTATTGAAAAACTTTGACTCAGAAAGGATCGCTGTTTCCTTAATGGTTGTGTTCTTTTTTAGTTTGTCTAATAGTGACATGATATTCCTTATGCAAAAAGATCTGCGAGTGTAGCTTTAGGTTTAACGCTCCATCCCATACTTGAAATTATCGCAGTGAGTGGTTCAATAAAAGATTTATCAAACATTGTATTATAATCTACATATCTTGTCAATCCCAACTCGGGGGGCAACTGTGAAACAAAGGCGATACAGTTTTCACTTATGGGATTGGGTTCAGAAAGATACAAAAACTTTATCTTATCACCTTCTTGAATCATCTCATACTTCTTATCGAGATTCTTTTTCTTCATATGAAAGTTATATAGTAAAGATCCTCGTACATGCATGGGGGTTGCACTTTTGTAGATGTCTGCACTATCAGAATACTTTTGCAGACCCTTGACACCTCGAGGAAATGCAATTTCATGGGGCTTGAGTTTCTTGAACTCCCCTTCGAGGTTTTCAATATATCTATGTAAATCTGATTGTGAAGAAGTTAATGCCAGACGAACTGCTTCTCGCAACGCCTCCCGGACAGGTTCTGGTGTCGATGATTTAACTATCTCCAATCCCATGACTTTAAGTTTGGGATCATTGTATCTTACACCTTCATTATCGTAGACATTAAGTGCGTAGCGCTTCTTCGCAACCCAGATGCCCCTATCGCTGATTGCCTCGCGCTTGAATATAATTTTCCTTTGAAATGCATTCGTATAGTCGGCAATACCATCACATGCTTTGTTAATGACTTTAACAATCTTGTCCTCGCAAATTTTATCGAGGATCTCAATGATCTTGTCCTTCGATTGCCCAGCATAAAACTTCCTCACAAGTGGGTCGAGCGTGATGTAGCAACTATCTGTATCGCTATAGAATGCATAGTCAAACTTTTCTGTTTCGCAAATTTTGTTTAGATATTCATTCAGAGCCTTGCCTACACGCTGAATGATATACTGACCCGTTATAGTAATACCTTCTGCTATACGGTCATCATAAAATCTAAAGTATTCATTTCCCCAGGCACCAAACAGTGAGTTGAGCTGAATCTTTCTTGCCATCTGAAAGTTATTGTACTTCGAGATTTCCTTCTGATACTTTTTGTCTTTAGTTTCCTCGTATTGCTTTTGTGCTGCAATCATCAGCTTTTTATATCGTTGCCGGTCATCAAACAACTTCTGCGTGATTTCGGGGAAGAGGCCCTGCGAGTCCCTTCTATAGTAATAGCCATTGGCAGCCATCGTGTAGTCCTTGCCAACAGCATTCTCGGTAATATCGAATACATGATTGACCATACCATCGATAGTCGTATCGTAGGACTCTCCCGCAATCATTGTCTCAGGAGACATATTATATTGCATAATGATTGAAGGATATAGAGAAGTTGCATCAAAAGATACTACCCAGTCATACTTTCCTGGGACAGGTTCCTTGACAAACGCCCCCACAATTTGTCTACCTCGACGCGACTCGTCTCGTTGATGCACAATAATCTTTTTCTTCCAAAGATGATTGTAGAGAATGCAGTCCCAGGTACGAACCGCAGAGAACACATCACCATAGTTACACTTTGCATCATACGCCATAGTTATGATGAGTTCAATCAATCGCATCTTATCTTCAAGTTGGTCAACAAGTTCAACATCGACCACATTATATTCTACGAAGCGTTGCCAATCATTTCTATAGAACTCTCGAAAGCTATCATATTCATGTTCAAGTTTTTGCTTGCCCAGCTCAACCTTAGCAATGTAATCTAGTTTGTATGATTCTTGTGCGTTGTATGTAAACTTTTTGTATAAGTCAAGATAGTCAAGTGTTGCAATACCTACAATCTCAAATGCTGTAACATCCTTACCTGCTCTTTCAAATGACTTGTCATTGACAATACCCCAGGGGGACAATCTGCGAGAGGTGTCGTTGCCAAGAACACGGTCAATGCGTTTTACTAGATAAGCAATGTCAAATGTCTCACAGTTCCACCCTGTAAAGACATGAGGAAGTTCCTGCTGAATGAATGTGATAAACTTACTGAGAAGTTCCTGCTCGTTTCGACATTGCACATAG